GCTTGTTAAGGCACCCACTCTTAATAAGGTATAAGAGAACCGCGACCCCTTCTCGGTGATTAAGAATAATCTCGTTAGTCGAGTACGACTCTTTCGCAAGACCATTCGTTTCTCGAGTTGGAGTCAAAGGGAAGTTTGATGCTGACCAGAGAGACGGACGTTACCCACGGGGAGAGGTTTCTTTTCCAGGAACTGAACCTAAAGTCTGTGATCGTAATTTTCTTTCCAACTCTAACCAAAAGCGATTCCGACGGGCCTCAGAACGCCTCTGAGCTTGTTCTACAGAAGATATCTCACGGAAGAAATGGTTTAGAGCGGAATATCTCGGGAACTCCGGGAATTCCATTCTAAGTTTCAATAACCCTTCCAAAGGAATATTCCTAAGGAGGACCTTCCATTCCTTGGCGCGAGGAAGAGAGTCATCAACAATTTCACGTAGAACTCGTTGGGAGGCTACCAATTCATCTCGTTCTGGTAGAATTTTCGGAGGAAGGGGTATGAGTGAGCCACGCACAAATACCTTATCGTCCGAGATTAATGGCCCTTTATCTTTTTTCTCGGGTTCGAAGAACCAAGATAAGGACTTAACCCTACCAGTTCCAGGGGAGAATTGGGAACCAACCGAGCTTGTAACAACATCAGTTCGCTTGAGACCCACAAATCGAACTTTAACTACCGTGTCCCAAATGAGCCCTAACATTTCGGGATCGATTATTAACTTAGCTCGATACTCCGTGTAGAGGCGAGCTAGGTTCGGTGGATAAAGATTTGTGGTAATCTCTTCATTGGTTAGTTGCCTTGGCATACCTAGGATAGAGCAATAGATTGAATCTATCATTCCTTTGACGTAAAGGAAAAGTTTCTGTGCGGGAGGCGACAGAAAAGCTCTTAAATAGATATGTGAAGGGGGAAAGACTCTAACCAAATAGGAGAGACAGACTAAGTCGAACCTTGAGTTTTTCAGTAATTTAATAATATCCTTAATTAGGAAGTCACGAATTAGGTTTAAACCTGGAGTCATATTAGGATGCACTATCCCTTTATGCTCTGGGTCCGCCCAGTTCGCGATGGTCTTTGTCACTGTTAGGTCCGTCTTTGCCTGTGTGGAAACACATATAAGATCTGACCAAACGACCGTGACAGGACACCGAATACCTAACTCTGAGAGTTTCTCAGGGTCAGGGACTAAGATGTTCCGGACCGCCGAAATAAGGAGACTATGCCACCTGTTCCAACGAAGAGCAGGTTGGATGTAGTACCAACCTTCCAGGGGTAATTGGAGTTTCACCATTCCAAGGACCCTTGGGACCAACGTCGTCTTTACCCAACCTATCCAGTCCATTCGCCGAACCAACTCGGCACGCTGGGGAGCGGTTTGAATAGACCGTTCCTCTCGTAAAGAGATTGGAGATAAATTGGTAACACTAGGTCGATCTGTTTCGCTCTTGAAGGATTTGGAAGCAAAATTAAAGAAACCCTCGTTTGAGATGAAGGATTTCGGTAAACCCACCTTAACCCCGAATTCATTACAAACACTCAAATAAGAACTAGCAACTTTCTCCGTAGCGATAACTATATCATCCCCTAGAACCAAGTAATGGGGGAAGAAACCAGTTTCGCCAACGCGATATGCGGCGAACTGGACTAAGGCGTGATGGACCAACGCCATAGCCCCCCATGAGGATCTAGCTCCCATGGGTTGACCACGGGAATAGGTGACGGTAGTTTTATGAGGAATACGGAACGCTCGGTTCGTGGGTAAATAAAACTCTCTATCTGTTAACAGACCAAGCCACAGAGAAGTGGTCTTAGCTGAAAACAGGTAAGAGAACAGTACTTTGTAAAGCAGAATGGGAATAGTGTCTGTTGCGGCCTTGAGGTCATAGGAATAGACCTCTCGGATCTTCATTGCATGTAAACGCTGGGCGAACATCTCTGTTTTCCCAGTTTGATCGAAAGTTGCGTCTGAAGGGATCAAACGCAACATTTCGAAAATCGTTTTATGCAAGGGAGTCAACGCCCATTGTGTCCAAAAGTCCACTATGGCAAACGGTCGAAGTTTACCTGCTGGCTCAAATTTGAGGGAAATCTTCCCAAGTTTGAGGGGTTGAACCGGGCAACCTTTCCGCACCGGTAATGGTAAGGAGAGTTTTCCGACGAGACCCACATAAGAATACAAATCAAGAATAGACTTATATCCCATATGCTTACAAAATTCTAACAACCAAGGAAAAGGTCGAGTTTTCCAAGCTTGAAGGTCATGATGAGCCCCCAGGACGGCAGTGGGATCATTAGGACCAGCG